CATGGGCAGGATTGCGGTTGCCTTGTTTGGCAATCAGAACAACGTGACCGACGAGGATTGCGTCGCCGAGGCCGCGCGGCTTGGATACGGACGAACCGCGCTGATTCAGCGGGTCAAAGGTCTAGAGGAAGAGTTGCGCGTGTGGCAAGAGCGGTATCAGCGGATGCTTGAATGGGCGTCACAGTTAAAGGCGCATGAGCCGCCGCACCCGATCATTGTTGATGCCGATAGTCCGATGGTCGGAGAGATAACTAACAGACCCTGCACTTGCCATCCTGACGACAACCCGCCAGTGCCATGTCCGAAGAAGTATGCGTTAGGCGAATGCAGGAAAGCCGCGCTCGGCAGGGAGAAGAAAGATGAAGCTGAATGACCACCTGAACTACACGGCACAAGTGCTAGGACACAAGCAGACGCTGCTTGAGCGGTGGGACGACAGCCACACTGAAACTATGCGCTGGAAGCCTGACGAAATCCGCCGCGCCATCGCCATCGCGCAGGCGGTGGATGAGTTTCGGGAATGCGACAACATTGAGTCAGCGGTGGTCGCAGACTGTATTTGCGTCCTCGCCGACGAACTGCTGAAGAGGCGGCGATGAGTAGCAGAGCAAACACGCCAGAAGATGCCGAACTGATCGCGGCCTACGAAGATTTCTGCGGCGAGCGACCGGGCAAGTTCTCTGACCTCACTATCGGCGATTTGCTTGACGGTTGCGGTTACCATGACTTCAAGGCATTCCGCCATGCATGGTTAATCAGCAGGACTCGGGTGAGCGTTCCGCAGTGCCCGATTACACCGGCCGAAAACGAATGGCTTAACAAGCTGGCGCGCGACATCGGCGGCAACAAGGTTGGCCGTAAGGAGATTTACAACACGCTGTGCAACGTGCTTGCGGTTGGGAGGGGCGTACCGAAAGAACTCCTGAAAGGAGGCGGCGATGAGTAGCCGGGAGAAGTTCGAGGAGCACTGCAACTTCACGCCGGCCGAACTCAGCACCTTGCACGCGAATCCTGAGTACGGCGAAGTGTGGGGATACCAGTACGTTTCGCTGCGCACGCAAACAGCGTGGGAAGCGTGGCAGGCCGCATATCGTGTAGGTCAGGAGGCGATGCGGGAGCGGGCGGCTGATGATCTAAAGCACTACTCGGACGAACTCGGCGCAAAAGCCGAGCGCGTAGATTTGGACGAGGCCATCAACCTGAAGGCCGCCGCGTTGATGCTGCTGGTTAAGGCGGAATTGATCCGACGCATGCCGATCGAGGACTGACGATGCTTACGGATGAGCAGTGCGACGAGTTCCGCCAGATGAATTGCAGCTTCCGAGACATGATCCGCGCCGCCTATGCCGCCGGGAAGAAAGAGATGCGGGCGCGGGCGGCGAACGCCGTTCCCGGCGGTGACATCTGCGACCCGCAGACCGTCGCAGACATGATTCGTGCCATACCGATCGACGACTAGACTACTTCGGCCACGCCGCGATCAGCGCGTCCCGCTCGGCGACGGCGGTGTCGTGATCGAACGCGCACTGTCGAAGTAGGTCCGCACCTTCCGCGAGTAGCTCTCCGCCGTCGGCTGCCAGGTCGGCGAGGGTTGCGGCCGCGCTGCCACAGGCGGCGCCGGCATCGCCGGGCACTCGCACGGCGGCGGCATAGGCGCGGAGCTGGTCGCGCAGCCCGCGAGCATCAGCGCGGGCAGCAGCAAGCGCGCGGTCGCGCCGATCGATCTCGTCCTTCCTTTCATTTAACACCTCCGCCGCGGCAGTCGCCGCATCCTGTAACTCGCGCTCCTTCGCCCGCGCTTTGGCGTGCGCCTCCGCCAGTTCCGCCGCCCAGCGCGCCCGCATCTCGGCGCGGTCGGTTTTCGTCGCCGCGTGATCCGCCCGCTCGTCGCGCAGTTCGAGGCGCGGGACGACCGCCGCCCACCAGACGAGCGCGCCGACCGCGATCAGCGCTGCGGCGTAGCCGACCATGCGAGCGATGGCCGACGCGAGGGTCAGACCGGCCCAGATCGGCATCGCCTACGCTCCGGCAGCGGCGCGCCAGTCGCGGCCGAGGAACATCGCACGCTCGGCCTTCCGGCGACGGACGAGGCCCGGTAGCACCTGTCCGTCAGCGCGCACCCATCGCAGGAACTCGTCCGCCGCGCCGCCGAGGTCGAGCTTGTGCAGCTTCCGCAGCAGCGTCGATCCGGCGAGCGCCGCCGCGCCGACGTTGTAGGCGAACGAGACCAGCGCGTCGAACTGATGCTGCGTCACCGGCACGAGCAGCGCGTCGTGTACCCGCCGCTCGAACAGCCGGAGGTCGGAAGCGAGCAGCGTCTCCGCCTCCGACTCCGTGATCCGCTGGCCCGCCTTGACCGGCCCGAGCGCCGTGTAGGTCGTCCCGTACCCGATCGTCCAGACGCCGGCCGAGCACTCGTACGCTTCGAGGCGCAGCCCCTCGAAGTGCTTCACGATGTCAACCGCGGCCTGGCTGATCCGGTTTGTCATCGTCGTCCTTCGTCTCGTCGACACGTTCGATCAGCGGCTGCGTCGTCGTGATCCGCAGCACGATGTTGACCATCGCCACGACGAACGCGCCGACGCCGTAGACCGCGTCGTCGAGGATGCCGCGCAGGAAGTGCAGGTTCATCTCGATGCCGGCCAGGACCGCGCAGAAGAGGTTGAACCACAGCGTCTTGCTCCGCCACCTGAAGCGGTACTGCCGCAGCCTGTCAAACATCGCTCGTCCTCCTGTCGCCGCGCGCGGCGTCGTGATGCGCGAAATTGGCGAACGGCCGGCAGCTCGAATCCGCCACGTTGCGAAGCGTCGCGCCGGCGCCGATCAGCACGACGGCGATGGCGGCGATCGGCGGCAGCGTCGGTTCCGCGCCGGTCCACCAGACGGACGCGAGCCGCACGACGAGCAGCGTCCACCCGCCCGCGGCGTACGCTCGCCAGGCCAACGGGCCGAAGCCGACCGTGCCGATCGCCGCGTACTGCGTCACGCACGCCAGCGCGGCGACGGCCGCCATGACGCAGAGCAGCAGCGCCGAGGACGGTTCGATCAGCGCGACATCGATCGTGATCATGGCCGCCGCACCATCGCCTTGACCCCCTCCCAGATCGCGAGCAGCGCGGCCGAAAGGAGGAATCCGATCAGCCCGAGCGATCCGCCGCGCTTCATCGCCTCCAACCATTCGCGGTGCCGATGCACCCACTCGACGGTCTCGACGATCTGCCGCTCGGTGATTCCGTGGCGGCTGGCCAGAATCTGCATCATCTGCTCGTACCGCAGCGCGATGAGGGCTTTTTCGGAGTCGGACAGTTCGGTGTTCATTGCTGCTGCGCGTTCGTCACACAGTTTCAGGATCGACCGTCGTGATCAGCAGGTATTCGGTCTGATACGGCGTTTCCCAGGTGACCTCGTACTGATATGCGAGGCCGTACGAGGTGGTCCCGCTGAAGGTGTGCGTGATGCTCGGGTACTCGACGTTCCACGTGATGCTCGGCCGAGCCCGGCTGTCGTTTTCAGGGTCCGCCGCCGCGATGATCTGCTCGTCGGTCGTCGTTTCGAGGACCCGCCCGTAATACCGTTCCCGCCCCGCGCGTTCGGTGATCGTCGCCTGATCGAGATCCGGAAAGTACGTGATGCCGCCAGGCGATTGATTAGACGCGTCGATGAAGAACGTACGCGGCGTCACGTCCCAGTAGGCCGTGACCCACGCATCCCAGAGGTCGCCGGAGTAGAACTGCCGGCGGACGGTCGCGTACTGGTACTCGTACCCGTCATAGAGACCGAGCGACGGAATGTCCTCGGCGCTGATCCACAGATCCCAGACGAAGGCGTACATGGCCGACGCAGACCGGAAATCGTACGGGTACGTTTCGGCGTCCCACGTCGTTTCCGGAAGCGTGCGGGCCTGAACTGCCTGTCGCAAAGCGGCCGGAGTTCCGCTCTGATGCGTCCACTCGATGTGCCACCCGATCAGCGTCGCGTAGTGGTTTGCCATGCCGACAGGTGGCCAGTCTGGCGGCGGTAGCGCGGCCACCGCTCCGGGTATCGTGTCTCCTGGCCGCAGGTTTTCGACATCTTGAATGCCGTCGAAGTAGCCGGGGTAGACGTGGGAGCGCAACAGCTGGCACCGACGCGGGTCGGTCACGAAGCCGATCACGACGGGCGTCAACCATTTTCGGTCAAGGTAACGAATCACCACGTTGTCGCCGACCTGAAACGCCCGCGCGTCGCACGTCATGTAGTCGACGGGCACGTTGTCATGCCGGCCGACCACGTTCACGTCGAGCCGCTGCCCGGTCATCGTCGCCTCGCCGAGCGTCACGCTGCACGTGTTCGCCTCGTAATCGATGCGCGTGATCTGACCGTAACGGTACGTCGGCGACTCGGACTGCCAGCCGGCGAGGATCGCCGCGTTCCAGAACGCCTGGTTCGGGTCGCACAGTTCGCGGGCGAACAGCAGGCCGTCGCCGCTGTTCCACGCCCGCGCGTTCGGCGCGATCAGCACGAGGCGATCGTCGCCGGGGATGTCGATCGTCGCGACCTCGCCCGACGCTCCGGTCGTGTAGGTCACGCACCACGCGAGGCGCCGCTGGATGACCGCCAGGTCGGTCAGCTTGTTCTTCTTCTTCGTCAGCGTCCTGATCTCGCCGTCGATCATCTGGATGCGGACGCGGTATCTGGCCGCCTCCGTGTTCATCCCGATGAGCTTCGTCCGCTCGAAGATCAGCGCGTCCGGTGACGGGTTCTCGCCCTGCTGCGACAGGCCGACGTAGACGGTGACGGCGTCGCGCAGCACCTGACGCTGCGTTTCGATCTTCTCGGTCAGCTCGGTCAGCTCGCCGTCGAGTTCGGCCCTCGTCGCCTGAAGCTGCGCCACGTAGGCGTCGATGTTCGTCACCGTCGCGTCGCGCGGCGCCTCGCCGAAGTCCATCTCGACCTCGTAGCGGCCGGCGCCGATCTCGCTGACGATCGTCGCGAAGCTCATTCGCTGCGGCTCCCGACGTCCATGTACACGTCCGAGAGGTTCGCGTAGAGGTTGACGTACGTCACCGTGAACGACGGATAGCCCGGCGTGTCGACCGTGAAACCTGGGCGCAGCAACCAGTCGATGTCGGCCCGCATGCGGAAGTTCTGCGGCGTCTGCGTGAACGTCCGGATGCCGGTCAGCGCGCGTGAAAAGAACGTCGCCTCGCTGTCGATCTCCGGGAACGCGTCCGCGTACCCGCTGACCGTCGCCGTGTAGTTGTACGGCCCCTGAGCGAGGCTGTAGGTCTGGAGCGGCGCCTGCGCAACGATGATCTCGATCGTCCCGCCGGCGAGCAGCGTACCGACGCGCGAGACGCGGAACGTCTCGCCGGCGACGATCGCGTCGACGTACGGCTCGGCGTTCGGGACGACGCACTGCGCGTAGCTTTTCGCGTCGGTCTGGAGCGTCGCCTGCCACGACGAGATCGGAACGCGCGTGACGTTCCCGTCCGCGTCGATGATGTCGGCGACGAAGAGCACGGGCGCGTGCGGGTCTAGCGCCGCGGTGAAGTCGACGAAGCCGAGCGCCCGGCCGGCGGCGCACGCGAGCGGCGCGGCAATCGTTCCTGGGTTGTCTGGCGTTTGCTCCGCCGCGTAGATAATCTGCACTTCCGCCGCAGCTGGCGCGGCGAGATCGAACTCCATGATCTCGGTCCACGAGGAACCGTCGTCGCTGCCGCTGAGAGATCCGGTTTTCGGCCCCTGAGCGTAGTTCGTTGCGGACGCCTGAATCTTCCACAGAGCAATGCTGGTCTTGCCGCCAAAGTCGGTGTAGAAATACTGCGGACCGACGTTCGTGCCCCAGTGAATGTCGTAGCCCGGATAACCGTACACGTCGATGACGTTCGGCGGAAACGGTGGCGTCTTGTAAGAGCCGCGATCGGCGCCGGAGTTCACGCTGTAGAGACCGTCAGCGTCGGCGAACAAAAGCACCTCGTCGATCGCGCCAAAGTTGCTGCCGCTGGAGTGCGCGGAGTCAACCGTCATCTTGTAGTAGCGGAAAAACGGAACACCCTCTCGGGTGAAACTGAAGACGCGTCGCTCGCCTAAAGTCCACGCCTCCTGTTCTTCGTCTTCTGGATCGAAGTAGAGGTGGTCCGATCTGTCGATTGAAGTCTCAAAGGCGCGAACCGTCATCCGCGCGATGCCGTATACGTCCGAGCCGTTGATCGTCGAGTGCAGCGTTAGCGCGATCGCCGTGCATTCGTACTTCGGAAAAAAGTTGATGTCGATCCACGGTTTCTGTGTTTCCGGGTCGCTTAACTCGAATCCGAAATACGTTCCGGCGTCACTGTCTAGCAGGTTCGACGTTGATCCGACGGTCGTTCCGCCGTCCGCATCGGCGGTGATGCTGTAGATTGCACGCGCGGTTTCGCCGTCCAGTGCCTCGACTTTCGAGAGAACGTAGTACTTGGGTCCGGCCGTGCCGGACGGCGCCTCGAATCGAACGCGGAACGTCCACGATTGCGCCACGGAGCATTACCCGAACGTGATCGATACGAGGGCGACGAGTCCGGCTTCTACCAACGCAGTGCTCGTCAGCACGCACGAGCCGGCGACCGGATCGACGCCCTGAACGCACGGCATCGAGATGACCGTCAGATCGTCGCCGTCGGCGATCTCCGCCCAGGTCGCCGTCCCGCTCGCGGACGCCGCGACCTCGTCGGCGACGAGCGCGAGCGTCAGCACGCCGCTCGTGCCGTCGACCGTCCCGGCCGGTTGGTCGCAAGTGAAGACCGCCAGCGCCACGTCGGCCTCGCTTCGCAGCGTCACCGTCGCGGCCGATGCGCTCGCGTCGATGACCCCGAGCAGCGCGGTGTTCGCGGCGGAGATCGCGTCTGCGGAAAACGTGATCGAGGACGGGGCCGGCATCGTCTAGGCGCTCAGTTTCGATTCGATCAGCAGCGTGATCCTCGCGCCCGCCTGCGACTGCTGCATCTGCTCGATTCGGGCATCGAAGACTCCGTCGATCGTCGCGAGCACGACCCGGCCGCTGACGATCATCATGTCCTGCACCTGCTCGAACTCCTCGCGGCCCGTCGGCTCCCACTCGAACGTCATCGTCCGGTCGCCGTGCGCGAACCCGCCATCGATGATCGTCACGCCGCCGTCAAGCGTCGCGCGGCGCGTCACGCGACGGCCGATCACGTCGCGGTTCGAGCTTTCGAGCGCATCGAGCAGCACGTGCCCAAGCGGGTTGAAGTCGGCGGTCGAGATGGCGATCAGCACGGTCAGACTCCGAGCAGGAACTTGTAGCCGTCCTCGTTAACGCGCACCTGGATCGCCTTGAGGATCTCCCACATGAACGCCTCGAGGTGCGGCTGAAGCCCCGCGCCGTCGACCTTGATGAGCGCGTCCTCTTTCTCGTATGCCCGCGTCTGAGCGCGCCACAGCGCGATCTGCGCGTCGAGCATCTCGATCTGCTTGTTGATGAGATCGTCGCGACGCGCCGACTCCTTCGCGATCTCCGACGTCAGCGTGCGCCAGGTCTCCCAGTCCTTCGTCCCGCCGGCCAGCGTGTTCAGCATGCTCGCGAGCGTCTCGCCGGTCGACGCGATGCTGGCCTCTACCGACTCGAAAGCCGAGACCGCAACCTTCGCGTTAGCCTCAACCTCCGCGATGTCCAGCTTGACCTGCGCTTCGATGAGCTTAATGCGCTCGTTCGAGGCAAGCTTCTCCATCTCCAGCGCGTACTTCTCGGCAGACTCCTTCGCCTTCTGCGCCGCCTTGTCCGTCGCCTCCAGCGCCTTCGTCTGGTCAAGCATCGTCGACGTGGCGCCGCCCATCGCGCGGTCTAGCTCCAGCTGCTTCTTCTGGATGTCGTCGAGCCTGGAATAGAACGCCTCGGCCGGAATCTTCCCGCTCGTGTACGCGATGATGAGATCGGTCGTCGCCGCGGCCAGCGACTCCGACGTTTCGGACGCCTTCAGCAGCTTGTCGAACGCCGCGAGGATCTGTTCTCCGGTCTGCTCCGCCGCGGTGCCCGCGCCCTCCATCGCGGTCGCGATGCGTTGGCCCGCCGCGACGGCGTCGAAGCCGGCCTGCTTCGTGTTGTCCGCGAGACCGAGCAATGCGTCGCTCGCGGTGCGCGTAGAACTCGCGGCCTTTGTCAGCGACTCGTCGAAGCGGGCGCCGAAACCTGACCAGTCGCCGCTTGAAATCGTGAAGAGGATGTTTCCGACCGTTTCGCCGAGCAACACGAATCCGGAGATCGCCCCGGTCACCGCGGCGGTTCCTGCCTGAATCGCCTTGATGAAAATGTCGAACGCGCCCGCGTCGCCGATCGTGACGAACGCTTCCTTCACGCTGTTCTGCAGTCGGTTCAGGTTCGCCGTGTAGGTGTCGAACGTCGCTGTTCCTAACGCGGCGTTCAGCGAGTTCGCGAACTTCAGCATCTCCGGTCCGCCGATCTTGCCCTGGGTGATCAGCTTGAACAGTTCTTCGGTCGACACGCCGAGCGACGTGGCGAACTGATCGAAGAATCCGGGGATGCGTTCCGCGATGGACTTCAGGTCTTCCAGCTCGAACCTACCCTTGCTGACGCCCTGCGCGACCTGAACGAGCGCGGCGTCGACTTCGTTAGAGCTGACGCCGAGACGCGACATCGATCCCGCGACAGCCTCGAAGATCACCTTCGCGCCGTCGCCCTCAAGCGCTGTGTTCTTCGTGGAAGCGGCCAGTCGCGCGTAGCTCGCAGAAGCCGAGTCTATGTTCAGTCCGAGACGATCGGCGGTCTGACGGATGTACTCGAACTCCTGATTCGCGCCTTCCGTCGTGCCCGTGACCTGCGTCATCGTCAGCCGGAACTGTTCCGCCGATACGTTCGCGTCGATGAACGCTTTCGTGACGGCCGACGCGATGAACACCTTTAGCGCCGTGTTCAGTAGCTCGGCCGAATCCTTCGTCTTGCTCGTCGCGTCGCCAAGCTTGTCGACCTGCTGCGCTGACTGCTCCGATTCGACCCCAACCTTGTCGATCTGCGCGGACGCCTCGGCCGATGCGGCGGTGAGGCGTTTCTCTTCTTCGAGGACCGCGGTAAGCGCGTTGTTCAGTCGGCCGACGCTGACCTCGGCCGATGACGTGTCGCCCTCGAAGATGATCTGAACCGTCTTGCTCGCATCAGCCATGACGCGCCTTCGCCTCGGCGTTTCGCCGCTCGTAGAACGCCGTCCACAGAGCGGATTCCTCCTCGGTCAGGAACCCCTGCGGGATCACGTCCGGCCTGTGCTGGTAAAGGTAGCCGCCGCGCGCGTGCAGGATCGTCATGGCTGACAGGAGTCCTGGGTCGTTGGCGAGGCGGCTTCGGGCTTTACAAGGTCGGCGCCCTTTCCGGTCAGCGCGCTGATCTCGTTCGTCAGCATCAGGAACTCGATCGGGAACGCCTCGGCCATCTTGACCGCGACCGGCAGCGTGATCGTCGGCGCGACGCTGCCGGCGACGAGCATCTCCAGACGCTTCGCGATCTCCCCCGGCGTGTCCTTCGTCAGCCCGAGGGCGCGGCGTACCGCGTCGGCCTGATCGCCCTTGGCGGCGATTGCGCGGACGATGCTTTCGATCGACGACTGCCTGTTGCTCGCGTCGATCGCGCGGTGCAGCTCGACGCTGTTCAGGCCGCGTACTTCCCACTCGGCGGGTTCGCCCTCGTCGAAGAAGGACGCGAGCGCCGGCACCGGCACCCGCGTCCTGCGAGGTTCAAACTTCGCCGCCTCAAACCGATCGGCGGCGAAAGGCATTACGCTACCTCGGTCGCCGCCGCGTCAGCCGAGATCGTGCACGCCGCCTGGATCGAATCGCCGGCCGGGAACGTCCGCGCGATGCCGAGCTTGCCCTGGCAAAGCAGGTACGAACTCGCGTACCGGTCGGGGTAGAACCGGAACCACAGATTCTCGTTCTTCAGCGTCACGATGCCGTCCGACACGCCGGTCTGAAGGTACGCCGTGAAGCTGCCCTGGTTCAGCGTTGAGGACGAACTGCCGATCGTCGCGTTGTAGACCTGCGTAGACGTGACCGAGTGCGCCGTCTCCGGTGGTACAAAGTCGCTCGCGAGCGGCACCTCGGCGAAGATCGGCGACGCGTAGCTCGCGTAGACCTTCTTCGCCACGTCTCCGGTGTGGATCAGCGGCAGCGCCGAGTAGAAATCGACGTCGCCGCCGTTGTACAGGATGTCGTACAGCGGATAGTCAGCGCGCTCGGTGTGCGTGCCGACCACCTGGAAGATTTCGCTCTCGGCGATCAGCCCGGCCGCGACCGCGCCGACGCGCACCTGGCCGATCTCGACCGAGTCGACCGGGATGTAGGGCGGGCCGCCATTCGCTCCGCGCGTCTCCGAAAACTCCGTGTGATCGACACCGGCGACGGCGGTGATCGCGCCGCTGCTGTTGATCGTGACGCTCGTGATCCGGCAGATGTCGGTCGTCGCACCGCGCGAGACCGATGCGGTGCCCGCGTTGACCGACGTGACGACGCCCTGCAGGTTGACGGTCATCGCGGCCACGGTCACGGTGTCGTTGCTCGCGTGCGTCGAGATCGCGCCGCCGGTCAGCAGGCCGTTCGGGCGGACGACGGGCGTGTAGCCGGAGCGCCGCGACCAGAGCGATGCGGCCGACGTGAACGTCGTGTGGTCCCCGCTGTCGGTCAGCGCGGTCATCGCGGTCGACGACTGGCCGGCCTCGTAGTCCAGTTTCGCGTTTTCGGCGGTAGGCATGGTGTGTCCTTACAGGGTACGGTTCTTCGGTGGCCGACCGCGCCGTCGCGGCTGTTGCGTCGGTGCTGCTGCTGTCTCGTGCTGCTGCTGCGGCTCGGCCGGCGCGCCCTCCTCGTCCGCGAGGACGTGACGCGCCGGATCGAACTCCGATCGGTTGATGATGCGAACGCCGCGCCCGCCGTCGCGCATCACGCGGACGGTCGGGACGCGGCAGTAAAGTTCTCCGAACATCACGCTACGTCGGCAAGCTGCGTCCACGCGGGCGCGGCGAGCGTTCCGCTGTTTCGGTAAACGTCGCCGTTCTCCGTATCGATGCAGAGGCCGCCCGGTTTTGATCGTCCGATACCGGTGCCCGCGCCGTTCGCGAGCGCGGCCCGCGCCATCGCGGTGACGGCCGCTGCGCCCGTTCCGGCGCCGCCGTCCGTGCCGTCGACCGCCGCGGTGACGAGCGCTGCCGCCGGCCCGCTCGCGTTGATCGCGGCGACCACGAGGGCCGATGTCGACGTGATCGTTCCGCTGCCGTTTGTCGCTAGGCTGACGGTGATGTTCTGATCCGCGACGCTGACCGATAGCGCCTGACTATTCGCGCCCGGATCGACGTAGGCGATGGTGATCGCGTTGCCCGATGCGCCGTAAGCCTTCGCGGTGTACGTCGCAGAGTTGTCCGTGCCGGTCGGGTTGACCGTCAGCGACGCCTGCACCGCAGCTTCCGGCACGCCGGCGTTGGCGATCAGCAATGCGGCAAGGGACTCCGACCAGTCGGCGACCGATACCGTCGCCTCGCCGACGACCGAGAACAGGCGGCCGACAAGGTACGGCCCGAAAATGACCGAGTTACCGGCCGAAACCGTCGCTCCGGTCGTGTGGTCGTTCGCGTCGCGCACGTGCGCGCTGAAGCTGCCGGCCGTCACGGTCAGCAGCTGTCCTGCGCGCAGGCTATAGGAGGTCGCGGCCATCCTCTAGCCGAGCAGCGTCGCGACGTGCTGCTGATTGACCACCGCGGCGCCCCAGGCCAGGCATACCTCGTACTTGACGCGGCGGTACTGGCGATAGACGCGAACCTCGAACGTCAGTCCGGTGATCGGGTCCGTGATCATCATCGCGTCGTCGGCCGAATCGCCACCCGTCGGAACGGCCGGCGCGCGGGTCACGAGCACGATCGCGTTGCGGTCGAACGCGACGTTCGGCGTGTAGCTGTTTCCGATCGTCGCCTCGACGGTGTCGGCGAGCGTCGCGAGCAGGCCAGGCTTGCCGATCACGATGTCGGCCTCGACCGCGGTCGTGCCGGTCGTCACGATGTACTTGTTCGTGTCGCCCGCGAACGTGATCACGTCGCCGGCCTTGATGCCGGTCGTGTTGACCGTGCCGCCGTCGAGATGGATCGTCGTGTCGCCGACCACGTATCCGGCCGTCAGGTCTACGTCGTAGCCGGTGCCCGCGCCCTTCGTGAACGCGGTGATCTGGCCGCTGTACCGCAGCGCCATGTTCTGCAGGCGGTCGGTCATCCCGGTGCGCAGCATGTCGGCGCTGCCGGCCTCGTTGACCTTGAACAGCACGGCTTGCAGGCCGCGCAGGTTCGCTATCGCGGCCGAGCCGACGACGAGCTGCCGGTCGGAGACAGGGCAGCCGTTCGCGTCGAGGATGGCGGCGACGCCCGCGAGGTCCGTCAGGTTGTTCGCCGTGCCGAACGGCGCCGTTCCGGCCGTGCCGTACGCGCGCGAAGAGTTCGTGTAGGCCGCGGTAAAGCACGACAGCTCGACGGCGTTCACGAGCTTCCGCATGCCGTCGGCGAACTGATCGGCCAGCACCCGGTTGTAGGTGCCGGTCGTGCCGACGGCGCGCTCCTCCTCGCCGGTCCAGCGGATCGGGGCGGCGTAGCTCGACGCGATGGTGATGTCGGCGTACGAGACGGTCGTGTCTCCCGAGTCTCCCTGCGACCCCGGCGTGATCGCCTCCAGCGCGCCAGCGACGGCGAGCGGCACGCGTACGGTCTGCGATACCGCAGCGCGATCGGCGCTGGTATCGCGGCGCACGGCGGGGATGAACCCGACCATCTCGCGGCTGACGGTGTTCAGCGCTTCGTAGAGCGTCGGGATGAGGCCGGTCAAAGTGTTGCTCATGTCTTGATCCTCTGTGGTCAGTCAACGATGGTCATCTCACTGGCCGCCTTCAGCTTCGCGGCCGGGTCGAGAGTCTCGAACTCGGCGCGCTTCATCTGCGCTTTGCCACCCGCGCCACCGCCTCCCGCGCTGGACCCTTTGAAACCCGCGCCTCCCGCGCCCTGCGACTTCAGCAGTTCCGGCCGCGTCTTCGCGATGACCGCGGCGCCGTCCTTCAACGGCATCAGTTTCCCGTCGTCCGACTTGTAGAACAGCTCGTCGCCTTCCCAGACCGCGTGCCTGCTGACGAGCATCTCGGCTACGTCGCGCGCGATGAAGTCGTGTCCGTCGAGCGCCGATCCGATCGCGGCCTGCATCCGGCTCGTCCGGTACTTCCCGTCGAGTTCGTCCCGCGCCTTAATCGCGTCCTCGCGCTCGCGCTCCGCGCGCCTGAGCTTCGCCTCGAACTGCCTGACCGCGTCCGCGTTGCCCTTCGGCGCCGGGAGCCCTTCGAGATCGGCGCCGGCCTCGATGCCGGCCCAGTCCTCGAGCGCGGCGACGCGTGCCGTCGCGCCGTCGAGCTTTTCCTTCAGCCCTTTCCGGCCGCTGATCGACTCCTGACGTGCCTGCGCCACCTTCGATTCCGCCTCGGTGATCGCCGCCTCGATGTCGGCCGCAGCCTCGTCCGACACCTTGTGTTTTTCGCGCCACGCCTTCAGGTCAAATGCCACGGTCGGCCTCTCGCCACGGTTGTAGATAGCGGGAATCTATCGCGTGCGAGTGTCAAGTAATGTCACGCTATCGATCGAAAATGCCGCGTCATGCGGCCCACGTTCACTTCGCGGTTTCGTTTCATCGCGCACGCGCTGAACGGCGACGGCCCGTTCCGGCCGGAGGTCTCCGTCACGACGCTCGGCACGGCATCGCTGGCCGGCGAGACGTACCTGGTCCGATACCCGCGCGAGAGCGAAGAGAAGTTCGCCCGGCGAAACGAACTGGCGTTCTACGCTTCGCCGCTCGCGCAGGCGTGCCAGCGGTTCGCCGGCTACCTGACCGAAAAGCCGCCGGTCCGCGACCTGACCGCGAACGCGCTCTACAAGACCATCGCGGACGACTGCGACGGCAACGGCAACGCGATCGACGTGTTCTGGTCGTCGTTCGCCGTCGAGGCGAAGGCGCGCGGGACGATGCTGCTGCTCGTCGACATGCCGGCCGAGGTGCCGCAGAACCTCGCGGCGCAGATCCAGCGCCGCGCGGTGCCGTACCTCTCGGCGATCGAACCGGAGCGCGTGCAGGAGTACGAGATCGGCGCCGACGGCCGGTTCGATCACGTCGAGTTCGCCGGCACCTACAAGCCCGAGGGCGCCGCCGAGACCGTCGCCGTTACGTGGCGCTTCACCCGCGCGAGCTGGTCGGTCCGCAAGGCTGGCGCGCGAGATGGCGAGCGGCTCGCCGGCGGGGAGCACGCGCTCGGCGAATGCCCGGTGATCCTGTTCTCTGAGACCGGCCGTTTCCCGTGCTTCGGGCCGTTCGCGGCGATCGCGGACATCGCCAAGCGGCTGTTCAACCTCGACAGCGAACTGGACGAGATCCTGCGCTCGCAGACGTTTTCGCTGCTGACGATGCAGGTCACGGCCGAGTCGACCGAGGAGCAGAAGCGCGAGGCCGCGCGGACGGTCGGGATCACGGTCGGGACGAACAACCTGCTGCTGCACACCGGGTCGACGCCGGCATTCGTCGCGCCGCCGGAGGGACCGGCGCGCACGTACATGGACCGTGCCGCGAAGCTGCAGGAGCGGATCGATGAGATCGGACTGACGATAGCGTCGCCGCAGTCGCGGGAGTCGGGCATCAGCCTCCAGATGCGGTTCCACGCGATCAACGCCGCCGTGTCGAAGTTCAGCGAGCGGATGGAAGACCTCGAGCGCCGCACGTGGGAGCTGTGCCGCAAGTGGCTCGGGCTACAGCAGGCGCCGACGGCGTCCTGGTCGCGAAACTTCAACATCGCGGACATCGCGAACGAGATGGACATCCTGACGCAGATGAACGCGAACGCGATGCCGCGCGAGGTCATCGTCGAGCAGCAGCAGCGGATCGTCTCGCTTCAATTCGCCGGAAGCGAAAGCCTCGACGAGATGACAGCGGCGATCGACGAGCAATTGCAGGAGCGCGTCTAGATGTGCGCGTTCTCGCGTACCGATCACGGCCCCGTCGGGTCGTGTGCCGACCGGCTTGCAAGCGGCCGGCAGTTTCGCAATCTCAACCTGACTACAGGAGTTCTCAATGGCAGCTGATCAGGGAGTCATCGACTCCGTCTCCAACGTCAACACGAAGAACCTCGGCGACGCCGCGGCGTTCGCGATGGGCCTGGCCTACGGCGATGCGGTCGCGCACCAGCGCGCGATGAATTCCATCCGCGAGGCTTCGGTCGGCGCGGTCGTCAAGTCGCTCGTTCAGGTCGACCCGATCGAGTCCACCTCGGTCAACAAGCTCCTGACCGGCAACGATCTCGCGCAGCAGCTCGCCGCGCTGATCGCCGCCCTCGGCACGAACCAGCAGTCGGCCAAGGTCGCGGGGAGCACCCCGCCGGCGACGATCTGACCTGATGGAAAGCGGGCGCCGCCACGAGCGGCGCTCGCCCACCGACCATGTCGCACGATCCGCAGGACATCGTCAGCTCGGCCGCGAAGTTCGCCGAGGCACTTGCCGTGCTGAACGCCGCCGCGAACCAGCAGGCGATGCAGATCCTCCAGCTCGCGTCGCTCGGAGTGCAGGTCAAGTCGCTCGGCGAAACGGACATGACACAGGCCATCATCGAGTCGAAGATGGCGAGCCAGCTCACCCAGCAGGAGCGGATGCGCCGCGTTCTCTCTGCAACGTCCCAGGAGACGAAATGAAACGAACCCTCACGCTCATCGCGCTGGCGCTCGTCGCCGCGCCAGCGTTCGCCGCCGACGTCGTCTCGACGCTCTGCGTGCTCTACAACAACCAGAAGCTGTACTGCC